TGTGGCGTCATGCTCAATGGCCTCAACGGCGGTCGAAAATTGCATATTGCAGTGCGGACAGGTCGCTCCCAAACTGATGACCTTGAGATTTTCGCCCGCCTTGTCGCTGACTGCTTCATTGATCAACTCAACAGCCAATTCCTGGATCTGGATTTCGCGCATGTTTGTGAGGGCCTCTACCTGCTCCCGCAGCCGCAGCAGTTCGTCGATGGTGGCAATGACGGTGGACGGATCGTTGGACACTATATGGGAGGCAGCCTCTTGAGTCAGGCTGTCAGCAAGTTCGATGCCGTTGTGGTCGATAATGTCACACACCAGACATCCGTTGATGTCTGCCCTTGTTACGGCGCTCCATCCCCCAGGCGATGCCTGCTCGGCCAGCTTGCGCCGGGCTATCAGGGCTTCGGTGGATAGGTCAGGCTTGGTCATGGCTGGCCTCCGTGGCGGTGTAGGCCGATTTGATGGCGATCTGTTCATGGCGACAATCAATGCAGTTCCCTTCAACCTCTTTAAGACAGCCGACACGCATGGCATCTGGACAGTACCCACTCAAGAGCTCCTGTCGCTGAGCCGCCAGCCACCGCACCATGCCCACCAGCCGCAGGACGGCTTCCGGGGTGGCCGCCTCACGGAACTCAGCAATATCCCACCAGCCGCATACCAATCCCTATTTTTCGGCCAGGGAGGCTTCTACGGCCTTGGCCTCCAGGTCGGCCAGCCATTGTTCAGTCTGTTCAGTAGACATTTTCATCTTCCTCCGGTTGCCAGCCTCGCGTTCCATGTCTTCCAGCTTTTCCTCTGCGGCGAAGGCGTCACGCAAGGCTGTTGCGGAAAATATTATCCGTGAGAGACGGTGCCCACATGGAAGTACGGGCCGGTCAAAAGGATTTTTCTCTAATCCGGCGCTGGCATCGAAAATTTGATGGCATTCCTTATTTTCGCAGTAGCAGATGGCCATATTCACCTCCCCTCCGGGACGGAAAGTTTATTTTTGATATCGTTTTTTGCAAAAACTTGATTTGCTGTGCATCTAAACTTTAAAAAAGAGATGCCCCCGCTCAATCGCTGCCGGGAGGTTCCCGGCAGGTCAGAGGGGAGGATAGTTATCCCCCGTAAAGGATTGTGAGGCCGTAGGCTTTGGCCGCCTCATGCTCAATGCGGCAGCCGCGAGCCTGCTCCCACCCTTTGCAAAAATATGCCGCATGGCACAGGCTCATGTTCTCAAGAGACTTAGCCAGGAAACAGAGAGGAATTTGCACGACCCCGCGCTCTTTCATGGGATCCTGCGAATACCATTCATCCGTGAATAGTGTGTTAACGATTTCGTATCCCTTTGCTTTGAGGGCCGTGATAGCGCGCTCCCTGGTGGCGACAATTTCTTCTTCCGTTTTTCCTGCCATCGGCTGAGACAGCATGGCCTTCATGTTCGCTCCTTCCCACGTTTTGCGCGGCTCAGTTATTGGTTGATGGCAGGCCCCGGATTCGCGCCGCGCCTGCCGTAATTCAAACACCTCTAAACCATCCGCACACTGGCTCTGGAAGAATCCAAAAGTGGCGCATGTTCGCCACATTAACGATTTCAGAATCACGAGGGAGCACTTCTACGGCGTACTCTTCTCCGCGTCCGATCAGTCGTTTGATCTCCATAAGCTGTTCCCAGGTGATGCCATCCACCCACTTTCCTTGTTTCCCGGCAACCACACTGTTGACGGATACACGCAGTCCACAATCATCCCGAAACACCTGAACGAGAAAATTGCCATTTTTCCATGTTTCAATGCGATTCGGGTCATATGCGTTAGTCGGCCATTCTTCTTGAGGGACTTGCCGCAAAGGTTTCATTCTTACTCCTTAGCCGGACTACAACGCCGCCCGGCATGGCGTCCCGCCCGCCCTACATCAATATGCCCGGCAGGGACCGGGCACTTCGGCGCAGGCCGGATGATTTGTCACAACTCTCCACGCTTAAGCACGCGCACGTCTTCGCAGCGCACCAGACGCGGGCCGTCGATCCATATCCACCACCGCCCATCCGCTCCCAGGTGTGGCGGCGTTTTTGTCCATGCTCTCCCGCAGCCGGGGGCACCCCCATCAGGCTCCCAGTGAGCGAAGACACGCACGGGCTTGTCGAGGCCTTCGGGGCGCGGCTGGGTCTGTGCGTCATCATCATTCAGTAGGTCGCTTACCATTTCGGCCACAGCCCTGCTGGACATGGCAGTGTACTTGCCGTCCGGGCAGTGCCAGCGGCCATTGAACTTGAGCCGATACAGCTCTGCGTCCTCGTTTTGCCCGGTAAATTGGGCAAAGTCGTACAGCAAAATTTGCGTCGTTTTGCCTCGAATTTTTAGCAAAATGGACGCAGCTTTTTCGCAGGGGTCGGACATGTGGACTCCATTTTGGACAACAAAAAAGCCTCCCGTGGGCGGCTATCGCGGCAGTATTACCCGCATTTCGCGGGCGGGCGCGGGCTGGAGGTGGGAGGAGATTAGAACGGCACAAGATCATCATCAGGCGGTGGTGTACCGTCGTATGGTAGGCTGCCGGGACCCGCGCTATTGCTGCGATTGGTATTCCTGGCAGCGTCGCCGGTTGTCGGACCGTCGGTAATAATCTCGCCCCCATCCATGATGTCAGCGTATTCCTTGGCCGTGCAGTGGATGACGCTTGCCAGGCGATTATTCCAGTACGTTTTGCCGTCCTTTCCTTCATAGGGACGCTTGTCGATCCCCAAACGTGCTGGAAATTCAAGGCCGTCAAAGTCCAGCCAGGAATTGACCTGGCGTGCGCGCACGGATTTTTGATCAGTAGCCTTTGGATCAATGCGGCGGGCGGATTCGATGATGGCCCTGAGCATGGAGCCGCCGATGCGGCAAGCCGTCTGGAGGTTTTCGTCCAGCCTGATGGTCTGGCTACTGGATGGTAACGTAATATTTTCGTACCACCAGCACCCTTCGTAGCTTCCGGCGCAGACTTCAATTTTGCATTGAAGCTGGAGCAAACCGCTCTTGGTCATGGCTACCATCTCATCATCGCGGGATGCATATTTAGGCTTTTGCACTTCAAGGCGCACCAATACCTTGCTGCCAGCGGGCACAGGGCCGTAGTTTCGTTCCCGTTGTTCTTGTTCGTCATTCAGATCGATCATGCTCATAGTTGTATTTCCCTTCGCTTGCTTCGTTTAGTGCTTCATGGAACGCAGACCATGTGGAATCATGGCCGATAAAAATTTCTTCCGGCAGCGGCCAGCGACTTTTTGCCTGATAAGCCGGGCGCTCCTGCGTGTAGATGACTCGTTCACCTTTACCAAAGGCCTTTCCTTTGGAACTTCCTTCGGCAGTGACAATCTTGGCTTTGTAGTTCACAAAAAGCAGCATTTCTGCCCATTCCGTCCAGATGGCAGAGGCCCGCTTGTGCAGTTTTACGTTGTATTTTTGGTAAGGATCGGCATCTGGCGGATCAAATACCGTTGGAACAGCATGCGCAATGCAGACAATGTGCATGCCGCATTTGTCACGCAATTTTTCAAACCCAGCCTGTATGGCCTGCCATTTGTCGTCCACTTTGACATAACCCTTGCCATAGCCGAAATCTTCGATGTTTTTCTTTTGTCCTTCCTGACAAACTTCGCGCCAGACAATGGGTTCCGTCCAATCCAGGGAATCAAGAATCAGAGTTTTGAAGTCATGCCTCTCTTGGAGTAGTGCGTTACAAGCATCGCGCAGATCGGAAATCCTGCTGGCTACCTTGGGGAACGTCGGCACATCCAAGGCCGATGCGCCGTCTTCCGTGCGCAGCAGTATGGGCTTGGGCCATGTGGCGGCAAATGTTGTTTTGCCAACGCCAGGCACGCCGTAGATCACCACCTTTTGCGGGGGGAAGCCCTTGCTGCTTACTACGCTCCCCAATGAAAAGGGGGCTGGATTGAAGCCAAAAGCCTGCTCAAACTCTTGATTGCTCAATGGCTTGGCAGAACGGCTGGCCTGCTCCGAAAGCTGTTCCGCTGACTGTGTCATAGTTATTTTCTCCATTCGATTCGAACAAAAACGGCCCCTGCACGGGGCCAACATATACATCCTCATCCGCCAGCAACGCACAGTACATGGCCGTGGCGCATGTCATGTCCGCGTGTGGGCATTCGCCTCTGTGGATACACATCTCATTGCCTCCTTCGGCCATCCTTGTAGGGGCTTCGTGGGGCCGTGGCCGATCCGCTGCGGCGCTGATTGTTCCACAGGCGCAGCTTTCGCAGAGCGCCATGCCGGGGATGGCCTCGACCTCCTTGCAGCGGGCACAGAGCCCGGCGGCGCGCAAGGCCCGGTATCGGTCGCGCATATCTGCCGCCTTCTTGATGCGCTTGGCATTCTGCACGGCAAGTCGCCCACGGACAGATAGTCTGATTCGGTCAACTATATCTCGATCCGTCCCTTTCATCAGATGCCCTCCATATTCATCAACGCCTGCCGTGCGGGGGCGTTGCCCAGAATGCGGAGCTTGTCCAGCAACACGCTCATTGAGCCGCGAGTAATCACAATGCGCCCCGTAGAACGATCATAGATATAGAAAGTCATCTGGCGCATATCGCACCCTCCAAAGCGTTGAGGGCCGCCCACACCATGACGATGAGGACGGCCCAAAGATAGTAGCGCCAGTTGCGGCGCGGGCTTATCTCATGCCACATCACGCGGCCACCCGGGCAGGAGGCACCATGGTCCACGGGCGGTAGATGCCCGCGTTGTCGTCGGATTGTTCCTGAGCCTCGTTACAGGCCACGATTTCTACGCTCAGGGCGCGGCCTTCTTTGGCAAAATCTCTGCCCTGCTCGATGGCCTGCGCGCGGCTGTGATAGGGGCCGCTCCAGCCGTCGCTGGTCACAACATAGTGGCCGCACTCCAGCGCCCCCAACTCCTGTTCATGGGCCAGCAGCATGTGCCGCAACTTGCGATTATCGCTTTCAAGCTGCCGCACACGCTCTTCCGCCTCGGCCAGCTTGATACGCAAAATGTCTTGAATAGGCATGATGGCCTCCTTGGTTAAAATTTCATCAATCCCGCCCCCGACCGGCATTAGGTCCGGGGCGGTATGATGAAGGCAGCGGGGCTGCCGGGGCGAGAGGGCAAAAGAAAAGGCCGGGGACACAATGTCTCCGGCCCTGCTCATTGGCGAGCGCAGAACTCGCCATAAGCGACCCCAAAGCAGAACGCGATAAAAAGCTCGTTGACTTGACCATCTTGATAGATGATTTTTTTCTCCCAGAGTTCTTTTGACTCCTTGTCTTTTCGGATGTATGGATACGTCTTTTCAAATTGTTCAATAATTTCATAATGTTCTTTGTTAAAAAGATTCATTTTATAACCTTCTTCCTAAGTTTCGCTCCATTCCCACCACCTTGCCGCTGTCAGCAAGATGGTGGTGTGAAACAAAAATTTGTTGTGGCAGATTCGCCACTGGCTTCACGGCTTGATCCTTGTGTCGTCCAGCCGTGCGGCGCTCTCGTCGCCATCGCCCGCCGCCTTTCGGCCTACCCGGTCGCGCCGGGCTATTCGTGCGGGTGCCCCTTCTGCCGGGCCAGCTTTCCTTTTCTGATCTCCCCGCCTTCCTGAACTTCTCTCGCGGTTTCCTACTGATCCACCGTGCCGCATGGGCCGTGTGTCGTTCGGGCCTCTGGAATCCTGCTCCAGGCGGTCGCCTCCGTGGTCCGGCTTGTGGCTGCTCTGGGCCGTGGCCTGTGCATGCCGCCTTTCCCCGTTGGCAAAGTCAGAATTACTCAATCGAATAAATATGTCAATAAGAATGTTTTCATTTGATTAAAAAACGAATATAAAAAATCACGCCGCAAGTTTCGGCGTGATGGCGGCCCGGTCAATGGGCATAAAAAAGCCCCTCAGGAGAGGGGCGGGAGTGTGAATCTTCAGATGGACTTTTCAGGCGCTTTCTTTTTGGGGGGATTGCTGCTGGCTGTTTTGGGGGCAATCTTTCTCTGCCGAGGAAAGTCGGAGGAAGAACTCCTCAAAGAACTCAAGGCCATCTGGCCTCTTCCTGAGTTCACTGAGCAGCAACTCAGGCATATCCACGCCTGTCTTATTGAGGAAATGGAGCGTAATAAGCAGTTCCCATTCCCTTCGCCAGCGTTCAAGAGCAGATTTTCCAGAAAACGCAATTCCTCCATACCTAAAAAGAGTATACGTTCCGTGTATAAAATGAGCCAGAGCAATAGCGATAAGAATAATCCCAAGCCAATCTAAATAGTCTATTGCCCATGACTTTGTAAAATATTTACTACCGAAATCTGAATAGGCTAGAGATTTAAATGAGATACATACAAGGCCAAATACAAGAAGAAAAGCTATTTTGGCAAATGCCATTCCTTCTTCAACTCGATTTAGCAGCTTGTTGTCTATTTTCATCAGCTTGCCCTATTTGAAGACATATTAGTCCGACACAGCGGACGCGACTACTTCTCCCTCACGTCCGCCCACGCCCAGATGACGCGGCCCACAATGGCTTTGTCCCAGTCGTCGCAGAAATCGTGCTTCAGGCTGTAAATCATGGGCGGCCATTTCGACCCATTATCGCTGTAATAAGTGACCTGGAAGTCATCTTTTCGTTCGGTGACACTGACGCGCTTGATCATGCCCGAACCGTCGTCTGGATCAAGCACCAGCATCATGTGGCCTGGCCGGGTCACGTCGCGGTCGTCGCGGTCCACCAGCACGATATCGCCGGGGTTCAACGTCGGTTGCATGGATGTGGATGAAGGCCCGATCTCTACAGCAATCAGATTTCGACGATGCCTGATGGCGGGCAGGTTTTTATAGGCGAGGAACCAGCTTTTGACGTTCTCCTCTGGAAGGTAGCCAGGCCCCGCGCCGACTTCGCCGACCATCGGGGCGGCAATGTAATCCTCGGCTATGGGGGGCGCGACATATTGTCCGGCTGGTACCACCTTGGCGTTGACGAAGCAGACGTCACGTGAAGCGTCCGTCTGGGGCACAGCAAACGTGATATTTAATTTTTCGAAAACAGGGGATAAATTTTCAAGATTCGGAACCCTTTTTCCATCCAACCATTGATTAAGGGTCATCGGCGATAAATTCAACGCCTTGGCAGCACGGCTTTTAACGCCGTTATGAACATTATCCACATATTCCCGGAGAATTGCGCGGGCGCTTTCAGCTAGGTTTTTCATTTGATTAACCTTGAAAGTTTATCTTATTGGTGTCAAATCATCGTATGATTATTTATTCTAGACATATGCTTTTCAATTGAGTATATTAGCGATATGAAAACTCAACTTGAAAAAAGTTTTGCCAAGCGTGGACTGACAATCTCAGGTGTCTGTCACACCCATGGTCTGATCTACCAGACCGTGTGGCAACATTTTAACGGACTTCGACGCGTAAAAGCTGAACAAGCCATCAAATACGAGCTCATTCTTGGCATTCCCCGCTCCGAACTCCGTCCTGACCTCTGGCCCCCTGATGGACTCACAGCCACCCCCACCACGCCGCCCGAATCCGAACGGGGCGAAGGGGGCGAGGATGCTGTGTAGCTTCGTCGTGGTGGACTGTCTGTGGCTGTACGCTACCGGGAAGGAGTAGCCCCGCCAGACACCGCCGCACCGCATCGTCCGGCGTCTGGCACTCCTCACGGCTGTATGTGCGCCAGAGGATGCGTCCCGGCAGGATGATGGCAATGCGCCAGTAGCGGGGTCGGGCTGAGAGACGGAGCAGGGCGGGAACGGAATTTTGCATGGGGCCATAATCCCATGCTGTAGCCCAGGGATAAACGACAAATCAAGACGAGAGATTGGAAATGAGAATAATCCTTGAAGCAGCTCACGGCATTCTCAAGCGTAGCAATAAAAGCGCTGAAGAAATTTCAGAGCTGGCGTTCGGAGTGGATGAGAACGGCAATGTCCGAAAAAGCCACTGGACGCTCTACAAAGAGCTGAATCCGAATGATTCCACAGCCAAGCTGGGCGTTGTTGATCTCTTCCGGCTCATGGAAGTGACGCAGGATGTCGGCCCCTTGGAAGTCATAGCTGACAAGCTGGGCTACCTGTTGATCAGCAAAAAGGATGTCCATCCCGACAGACCTACCTGGCAGGGGGAACATGCCCAAGACAGCAAGGATCTTGGTGAGATGGCCCGCCTCATGGATGAAGGCGCGCCGCCTGCCGATGTGCAGCGTATTGCCGCCCATCTTGTTCAAAACATCGAAGAAACAGCCGTCCAGTACGGCAAGGACTACGATAACGGCGTTATCGCCATCCTGGCCAAGCAATAGAGCCGCATGGACCGCGCCGCCTTCCTCGCCAAATACTACCCCGACCTGCGCCTCACGGCGTTGCCGGGCCGAAAGGTGGAGATACGCGATCCCCAGCGGCGGGAAGGCATTGAGAACTTTGTGCGGGCCTACGAGCAAGAGATTTGGGAAGAACTACTGAAGCAGGCAACGGGGAAGGAATGATGGCAAGCAGGAAGCTTCCGGAAGGCGCTTTTAGGGCCAAAAACGGCGTCTGGTGCATGAAAAAGAAGTGCGAGCGGTGCGGCCGGGAGTTCATCGCTGGGCTGGTGCTTAACCCCAAACACTGCAAGGGCTGCCGCCAGGTGTTGAAAAACCGGAAAGAGCAAAAGACGGCTAAATCCCGGCAGAAAGCATTCGTCCCGCAAAAGTCCGTGTGGGAACGCAGAGCAGAGAGTGAATACGGCTTTGACGAAAAGGCTGCCCTGAAAAAGGGAGTACGCCGTTGCCACGACTGCGGAAAGCCAAGCCACGGCAATTATCGCTGCTCAGCGTGCTGGTCCAGGATCAGGGGTGGAAGCGAAACAGCGCAGCGCGTGGATGGAGATTTTGTGTATGCCTAAGGAAAAAGGAAAAGCCCGGCGGGCGACCGGGCTTAATGCGGGAAACAAAAGATCGTTAATCAACATTCAACCTTCTAACGCATAGGATGTTATTATGGCGACATTACAAGAAAAAAGCAAGTGCAAAAGAAAGTCTATTTCTAAAAAGTTACGCTTTGAAGTGTTCAAGCGCGATAAATTCACTTGCCAGTATTGCGGACGAAAAGCGCCAGACGTTGTGCTTCAAATTGACCACATAAGCCCCGTTTCTAAGGGCGGGAAAAATGTCCTTATGAATTTGGTAACAGCCTGTATGGATTGCAATTCTGGGAAAAGTGACAGAACACTTGATGACAACTCTATAGTTATACGCCAACAAAGGCAGGCTGAGCTCATGGCACAACGCCGTGAGCAAATTGAAATGATACGAGATTGGCACATTGAACTTGCTGAACAACGTGAATCTGAAATCAAAGCAGTTGATGATCTTTATTGCCAGTTGACTAACAACGAATATTGCATTTCTAGCTCCTATAAGAGTAAGACCATTGCAGAACTTATTAGAAAATATGGGCTAGCGCTTGTTTTAGATGCTTTGGCTGATGGAACAAATTCTTATGGCGACCCTCATAAGGCGTTGAATAAATTGCCAGGCATCTGCGCTTGTAAAAGCGACCCTGCTTTAAACAGACGAGTACACTTACTAAACAAAATGAATAAGCGTTTTTGGAATTTTAAACGCTACGAAGCATCTGATTTGCTTATGAGGGGGCAGAGAGCTGGTGGAGAAATATTTTTAAAAGAGGTTGAAGACCTTATTTACCAAGTTTCCGGCACATGGTGGCAAGTGAAAAATAATTTTGAAGTCCTTGTTGAGGATTACGAACGATGAGGACGCGTGATATCAAACCCGGTTTTTATCTCAACGAAGACCTTGCGGAGTGCTCATGCTGGGCTCGACTCATTTTCCCAGGCTTGTGGATGCTTGCAGATCGTGAGGGCAGGCTCGAATACCGGCCAAAACGAATTAAGGCCGAAATTTTGCCATACGATGGCGAAGACATGGCCGCTCTCATTGGTGAGTTGGAAGCGCACGGGCTTGTGAAAAGGTATGAAGTTGACGGGAAAGAGTATCTTTGGATTCCCACATTTTCAAGGCATCAGAAGCCTCACCCCAATGAGAAGGCAAGTGAAATCCCTCCTTGTCCTGAAGCGGATACAACCAAAAAGGAACTTACTTCACGCCTTAGTGATTCAGAATTAGCACCAAGGAATGAAGTGAGTATCACCAAGGTCATAAGCTCTTCACACCAAGGAGATAGTCAATCCGGCCTCTTATCTTTGTCTTCCTCTTCTCTCTCTCCGAGAGAAGATAGCACTCTCACTTCGTTCGAGTGCTTGTCGCCGCCGGTGGGCGACGACGCCCCCGCAACCGGCCCTGACGGGCAGGAATACAGCACAGCCTTGGCAGCAGAGTCACCTTCGCTCAAGGCACAATGTCCTGAACGCAAAGACGTACCTCCATGCCCCTATGAGCAAATCCGGGACATGTATCACGCAGCCTTCCCCGAGCACGCCCGTGTTGCGCTGCTTAGTGCCAAGCGCAAGGGGGCCGTGAAAGCTCGATGGGGAGACGCGGGGAAACGACTCCGAGAACTCAAAAGGCCTGATTCCGCCGCTGAAAGGCTGGCCTACTTCCAGCGGCTTTTTAACAAGGCGGCCATGTCTGACTTTCTCACCGGCAAGAGGACGTTCCGGGATGGAAGCGTGTACCGAGTAGATTTTGACAAGCTTATGAGCCCTGGAGGCTTTGTGGGCGTGATTGAAGGCAAATACGACAACAGGCCGGAGGCGTGAAATGCCAAACGTGTTTGAAATGCGCGCTGAACTTGAGCAGCAGTACGTCAACATGGCCCTTACGGCAGCCTGCGCCAAAACGGTCAGCGCCCGTGATCTCCTGGCTGTGTGCCCCCTGGACATGCTCACGGCCAGGGTTCCACGAGCCATCTACCGGGCCATGGCTGCTGTGGCTGAATCCGGTGCGCCGATGACGCTCCAGGCCGTCTGGTCTGCCATCCGGGCAGGGCAGGCTGCCAATGACCCCAAGGCTGAGCCATGGCCTGACGAGATCACTGCCGCCACGGTCGCTGATTATACGCTCAGCATTTTTGGCCGACGTGAAGACGCCGTGATGCTGGCCGCGCAACAAGTACGCGCCGAAGGCCTCAAGCGTCGGGCTGAAGCCACGCTTATGGGCCTCGTCGGTGACTGCCAGCGCTACGGTAACGACCCGGCGGAAATCGCCAGCGGACTAACAGCCCTGGCGGCTGAACTGGACGGCGGCGCGGACATGCTGCCCATGGATCTTTCCGAGCTCATGGGGCGTGTCGTAGCTGCGGCTGAAAACGGCGAAGCCGGAAAACCACTGCCGACGCCTTGGCCATCGTTGAACCGGGTACTGCGTGGGGGCATCGTCCCCGGCGAACTTGTCATTCTCGCGGCCAGACCTGGCATGGGCAAGACGGCCTTCGCCGGATGCATGGCCCTGGAAACGGCCCGCAACGGTGTGGACACGCTTTTTATCAGCCGCGAAGTCAAAGACCTGACCATCGGCAACCGTCTCACGGCCAGGGAAGGGCGCATTGATCTCTCCTGTTTTCGGCAGCGTGTGGACCGGGCGCCCAACGTGCTGCCTGCCATCAAAGCGGCCTCGGCCAGAATCGCAGGCCTACCCATGCGCGTGGTGGAAAAATCCATAGCGCCGATGACACCGCGTGAGGTTCGCCGGTTGGCGAAGTCCATCAAGGGCGTTGGGCTCGTGGTGGTGGACTACCTGCAACTGCTCAACCCCGATACGAAGCAAAACAGTCGGGAGCGTGAAGTGGCCGAAATGTCCCGCGCCATGAAACAGCTCGCCCTGGATTGCGACTGCCCGGTGTTGCTGCTCTCCCAGCTCAATCGACAGGTAGAGGAATCGGATCGCGCCCCGCGGCTGTCCGATTTGCGCGAGTCCGGGGCAATTGAGCAAGACGCGGATATTGTCATGTTTCTGCACGCAAAAAAGGCGAACCAGGGGCTTGCCCGTATGCCGGTGCGGACCATCGTCGCCAAGGGGCGTAGTTCAGGCACGGGCGCTGCGAATCTGCTCTTCGACAAGCCGTTCTCTGATTTTGTCGAGGATACTCACGCCGATGAGTGGGCCGCCAAAACGAGTGGCCAATACGCCGCGGCGGGGAATGACCTGTGAGCGCTTGCCCCGGCCTCACCTGCCCCCGTGCCATGGACGGCGACCTGTGCTGTGTGTCGTGTCCGGCGAACCAAGACAAGGACGCTTATCCGCCCCTGGTCCTGGAATTGCCGTTCCCGCCGTCCGTGAATCATTACTGGCGCTCGGTGCGCATCGGCAAGGCCATAGGCCACAGCGAAAAGCCCCGTACCGACCATTTGCGGGAGGCCGCCTATGCCGACGCCGAAAACTGGTAGAGCCCGCAGGTCCATCCCGTCCGAGCACGCGGAACAGGTCGCCCTTTTCCGGTGGTGGAATCTTCAGTATGCGAAAAGTGAGCTGTTGCCCCTGCTTTTCGCCATACCCAACGGGGGTGCGCGCAATCTGGCGACAGGTGCGCTGCTCAAAGCTGAAGGCGTGCGCCGTGGCGTGCCGGACCTGTGTCTTGCCCTGCCACGAGGCCCATATGCCGGGTTGTGGATCGAGATGAAGCGGCAGGCGAAGAGTCATTTATCCCAGGCGCAGTCCGACATGCTCAAACTTCTGTGCTCCTCCGGATATGCCGCAACTGTCTGTCGTGGCTTCGAGGAGGCAAAAGCTGTCATTGAACGCTATCTGGACGGAGAACGTATCGCATGAGGAACGCCCTCAACACCGCCAAGCGCAAAGAGTGGCCCATGTCCTACGTCCGGGCCTGCATGGCCTTCGGCAACGGAGACGTGGGGCGGGGGCAGCACGCTATTTTTATGCTCGCGCGGAGGCTTGAAGAGGCCAGGGAAAAGCATCCCATATTTGCCGAAAGCGCGGAAGAAGCCGTGGAGGTTATCGGTGAAGAGTGGGCCGAGCTCTCACAGGCTGTGGATCAGGAAAGCCAGGATCGTCAGCTTGACGAAGCTCTCGATGTAGCTGCGACAGCCATACGGTTCGCCATTGGGGAGCATAAAGCGCCATGAAGAAAAAGCGCGGCAGGCCAAAGATGTTCTCGCACTGCCCTGAGTGTGGCGAAGATACGCTGGTTGTGACCTGTACACAGCAACAGGGACACTGCATCAACCGTTGGTGTGAGTGTGAGAGTTGCGGTGCACATATCCGCTGGGTGAAGGCCGGTGTTCATGGCCGATGGATACCCGTAAGGCAAATAAAGTCACCAGAAAATACTTTCAGCCCTTGCCTATAGCCCTGACTGCCATGATACGCTTTTGTGCAAAAGCAGGAGCGAACTGTGGTGAAAATCCCCTATCGCAAAGTACCCGGCAAGATTGTGGCCGGTGCAGCCCTTGTAGCTCTCCTCGGTTTCGGCGCGGCGCAACTCAGCGTCGATACCGTTGCCGATTTTGAGGGCTACGTGCCTGAAGCCTATCTCGATCCTGTCGGCATCTGGACCAAATGCTGGGGCGACACCACGGATGTCACTCCCGGTGCAAAGTACAGCTTCGACCAGTGCGTCAAATCCCTCAACGATCACGTTCTTGAGCTGGCGGAACCAGTCACCCGTTGTGTTCCCGCCCTCAATCTCCAACACGACAAGGTCAAGGCGGCCATGGTCAGCATGGCCTATAACATCGGTTCCGGCGCGTTCTGCAAGTCCAGCGTCGCTCGCTACGCCAATGCCGGAGATTGGGAGCGTGCCTGTAAACGCATGGCGCAGATTTACAAGACAGCCGGGGGGCAGGAGCTTCCCGGCCTGGTGAAGCGCCGCAAAATGGAATCGGAGTTGTGCCTGGAAGGCCTGCGCGAAGGCGGTGCCCTGTGATCGCCATCCTGACAAAGATTCTGCCCTTTCTCGGTCCGCTACTGGAAAGGTTTTTCCCGGACAAGAGCCGCGCCGCTGAACTCCAGGCTGAAAAGGAACTGGTTGAGGCCCAAGCTTTCAAGCGCGGGCGTATCAGCCCCAAGTATTTGCTTGGATATGTGGTTGTCATCTTTTTTGCCCTTTTCGGGATTGCGATTCTGCTGCACGCCTTTCTCCCTTCTGTTTTTACCGTGTCTCCTGTTGGTGAGCTGAAAGAGCTTATTGGGGTAGGTCAGGAGCTTTTGTGATGGCCGCAATCACCTTTCCCCAGCAACGCGGAGACCCCTCCATGAGTGAAACCTTGGACAGAATTTTGCGGGACATCGGTGATATCAAAGCAGACCTGGCCAGCTCCCGTTCGGAACAGGCGTCTACCAACCAGCGCTTGGATGACCTGATTTCGAACCACGTCAAGGGATTGGGCAAGCGCTTGTCTGACCTAGAAGAGCACCAAGCCCAGATGAGGGAGCGGATTGCCTATGACACAGGTGAGCGCTACGGCCGACGCGTGGTTATTGCAGCCGTAGCCACGGCTCTCACGTCATTAGGTATGCTGGTCGGCAATATTATCAGCAAGGTGTTGTGATGGCGTTCGGCAAAAGGGGGAACCATGCAGACAGAGGCCGACAACAATAAGTTACGGGCAATCCGGGTAAAAACCGGATGCCAGCCTTTGACCCGCTACACCGGGGAGCATGGACGCCCCCGCAGCGGAATATGTTGCCCCGAATGCTCTTCGCCCAGCGGCGTACTACGCGCCAGGCGCAGCGGCTTTGTGTACGTGCGCTATTGTCAGTGCCCCGTCTGCGGCGCGCGCTGGCGCATGGAAGTGGTGGGATAAAGTTTCATCATAGAAGCGCTTGTGTTCTGGCGGGGTAACGGACGGACGGGAACGCAGGCAGGAAAGACCGCTGTACCGAAGGGATAAGCACGAAAGCAGCGGCAGGAAGACCTGATACGGACAGCCTGTGCGGGGAGAGGCAGAGCATCCTCCCTAAGTACCGTAAGTCTCATGCGGGACGCCACGCTATGAGATGCCCAAGAAGCGACGGCGCGGCTCCGGCCAGCAGAAAAGCTTTCAAGGGATGGTCTCTAACCATCGGAAACGGTGGGGATAAGGAGACCTGCGCCCTTTTCGCTCTGACGCTCACCAACCAGCAGATTGAAGATTAAAGCCTTTGTATAGCTTAGAAGGATCATGAGGTAAAAGAATATGGCTGCAAGATACGACTGGGAGACCATCAGAGCCGAGTATGAGGCCGGGGCCAGTCAGTCAGACTTGGCACGGCGCTACGGCGTAAGTCGGACGGCTATACAAAAACGAATCCGGGCGGAAAACTGGACGCAGGATGTTTCAGACGTCATCAATCGTATGGCGGAAGCCAAGGTTGCAGGCGTAGTTGCAGGCTGCAACCCGAAAAAGAAAGCTGCGGCTCTAGACCGCGCGGCGGATCGCAAAGCCGAAAAGATACGCGAACAGCGAGAAGTTTGGGATGGGCTGAATCGGGATATTAGAGAGTCCATGAAGGCGGGTGACTTCGAGCGTTTGAAGTGTCTGAAGATCGGTTCGGAAGCTTTGCGCAATGTGCAGGAATGCGAGCGCAAGGCGTGGGGTATCGTCGAGGCTGACATAAGACCAGCGGTCGCGCAGAAGACCGAACAGGACGCCATTCGCGAGGGCATACGCGAGGCATTCAGGTCAGTAGGGCTTGCGGGGGAAGAATGCTGACCCCACGTTGGTATCAGCTCCGTCCTCATGCAGGTCAGCATGGAGTATGGCACAGCAAGGCCAGGTTTATCGTGCTTCCTTGCGGCCGCCGTTCCGGGAAAAGCGAAATTGCCAAGCGTAAGCTGATCCTTTCCGCCCTCGACCCCAACACGGGATATGATGACCCGAATTACTTTGCCGCAGCGCCCACACGTGATCAGGCCAAACGTATCTACTGGAAAGACCTCAAGGCCCTCCTGCCGAAAACGCTTATGACCAAGGTCAGCGAAAGTGAAATGCTGATCCAGCTTGTTAATGGAGCATCGTTGTATGTTGTGGGGATGGACAAGCCGGAACGTATCGAAGGCATGAGTTGGAACGGCGGCATCCTTGATGAATATGCCAACATGAAGGCCAAGGCCTGGACCGAGAACGTCCGTCCGGCCTTATCAGACCGTCAGGGGTGGTGTTGGCTCATTGGCGTGCCCGAAGGTCGAAACCACTACTATGATCTGTATCAATATGCGCTGAGCGACGAAAGTGGGCTAGAGTGGGCGGCGTTCACTTGGAAGTCTTCGGAAATCCTACCTCCGGAAGAAATTGAGAGCGCCCGCGCCGCATTGGACGAGCTGACTTTTCAGCAGGAAATGGAAGCCAGCTTTGTTACTTTCGAGGGGCGCTGCTATTACTCTTTCTTGCGCGAGACGCATTGCGCTCCCGTTCGCCATCTGTACAATCCTCGCGCTACGCTGGCCTTCTGCTTCGACTTCAACGTGGAACCTGGCGTGGCTTGTGTCTGTCAGGAAATGATGCTCCCCAACGGACTTGAGGGTACGGCCGTTATCGGTGAGGTCTATATCCCGCGTAATAGCAATACACCAGCCGTCTGTCGAAAGCTCATACAGGACTGGGGCGACCATGAAGGCCGTGTGATCTGCTATGGTGACGCCACTGGCGGCAGTCGCGGCAGCGCAAAAGTGGATGGAAGTGATTGGGATTTGATTAAGACCCAGTTTCGGCAAAGCCCACTGGCAAGTCGAATTTCTTACGATGTCCCAAATGCCAATCCACAGGAGCGCGCTCGCGTCAATGCCATGAACAGCCGCCTGAAAAGTGAGTTAGGAGACATTCGCCTGATGGTTGACCCCATAACTGCGCCGCATATGGTAAAAGACTTGGAAGGTGTTGTATTGCTCAAGGGCGGCAGCGGCGAAATTGACAAGAAGTCCACGCCTGAACTTACTCATATTTCAGACGCATTAGGTTACTATATAGAGAAAAAATTCCCTGTAAGAAAGCGTGAAGTCTTCTTCGGCAACTCCATGGGATAAGGGACTGAGATATGGAATACGAAAAGAAACATCCGGCCTATGCTTACGGCCTCCAACGGCGACGGCTGGCCCTTGATTTGTACGAGGGCGGCTCACTGGTCGAAAAGAATACCGGCTACCTTATCCGGCACCCGTATGAGAGCGAAAAGCAGTTCAATATACGGCGGCAGCGGGCCACGTATCGCAACTATGCCGCGCCCATTGTGGATGTGTTCGCCTCCTTCATCAATGAAGACAGGCCGCCGCGCCAGTTGCCGGAAACGTTACGCGAGGTCGAGCAGAATGCCGACCGTCTGGGCACCAAAGCCAATCCATTTTTCTCCGATGTGACGCGCCTTGCGGCCGCAGGAGGCGTGCGCTTTGTGCTGGTGGATATGGAACCGCCTGCCGGGCGCACGCAGGCCGACGCAAAGCAGGCACAGCGCCGGGACACCCCCTATTTTTTGAGCATCAATCCTGATGATGTATGGGATTGGAAAGTGGGAGCCGATGGTCTGGAATGGGTCGTACTGTACAGCTTGAACATGGAAGGGGATCAGCCTTTCACTGGGGGCGTGGAATACGAAATACTGACGGTCTGGACCAGAAGCGAATGGCGGCGCTACAAGCGCGCGCTTTCCGGTTCTGTCGGGAGTTGGCAAGAGGCTGGAAAAGGCCAGAACTCCACCGGCATCGTACCTTTGGTTCCCTTTGTTTTCGAGGAAAGCGGCGACTACATGACCGGGCTACCGGCCACGGACGATGTGCTTTCGCTGGTACTGCGCATTTACCGCCGGGACAGCGAATTGGACAAGATGCTTTTTGACCGCGCGGTGCCGCTGCTGACCGTTTGCGGCATAGACGCAGAGCAGTGGGAGGCCTTCACGGTAGGCAGTTCTAACGCCCTGATGAGTTCGGAGCGGGACGGCATCAATGCCTTCTACGTGGAGAGCAGCGGCGCGAGTTTCGAGGCCCAGGCGGCGGCTCTGTCCAGGGACGAAAACAGCGTGCGGGAAATCGCCCTGCGGATGATCAGGCCTCTGTCCGGCGTGGGCGAAAGCGCGGAATCCAAGCAGCTTGATCGCCAGCAGTTGGACACCCAGCTCGCAAACTTTGCCCGCCGCTGTGCCAGTGCGGAAACGCAGTGCTGGAAGATCGCGGCGAGATGGCTGGATCTGGACGACGCGGAAATGGAAGAAATTTCTGCGCCCTACAACGAAAATTATGACGTGGAAGCAGCCACGGAGACCATTATTAGCGCCTTGCTGTCCTTGAACGGACAGGGCGTTATTTCCGCCGCTACCGTGCGGGAGACGGATGCCGTCAAGCAATATATGCCGGATGGCTGGACGCCGGAAGAAGAGGCCACGCGCCTACAACAGGAGGCAGGGCAGTCCGGCGGGGCCAGTGGGGCGCTACGGCTTACGGATATGCTCCAAAGAGGGGCTAACTCCGGCTCGGCAGGAATATAAGGGTGGACGGCAGGCATGACAGCCCAACAACGCGCGGAATTGTACCAGCTTACCCGGATGCTCTGGTGGCGGCATGAACTCGGTCAGCTTTCGGATGAAGCTCTAGAGGCCTTGCTCGACGTGCTCAACGGCGCGCGGCAGGAAATTGTGAAGAGAATCCGCGCGGAACTTGAAGGCTTGGTCCGCGTATCCGATTGGCGCAAGGACTATGACCAGCAGGTTATGGCCTGGCTGAACGAGGTCACTGCGGCGGCGCGCGGGACCGTCACCAGCCTTATCACCGAAACCAGCATCGGGGTGGCTCTGGCTTCCGTCGAGACGTACAACAGCATTTTGTCTTTCGAGGGCGCTGCCAAATCCGTGAAACTGGTCAGCGGCCTGACACGGGATCAGGTTCGTCAATTCTTTGTGGATCAGCCTTTGGGCGGTAGGTTGCTCTCCGAATGGGTGGACCGCAGCTTCACTTCCGGCGCGCAACAGATGATGCTTGATGCCATCCGTACCGGAGTCATGCAGGGCGAGAGTTACCGCAAGCTGGAACGCCGGGTCATGGACGCCGCCGCCCAAGGCTTTGGCATCACCCAGCGTGAGGCCGCAACATTGGTGCGCACCTACGTCCAGAGCGCCAATACCGGCGCGCAAGAGGCCGTGTACAAGCAGAATGAAGACATCATCACGGGCTATAAGCGCGTGGAAACGCTTGATAACCACACGTGCCGGATTTGCGCGCTGATGGACGGCACGACATACGGCCTGCATGAAAAAAAGCCGGACCTGCCTGCTCATCCAAATTGCCGTGGCCTATATTTACCCCTTTTGAAATCATTCCGCGAACTCGGCCTGGATATGGATGAGTTTGAAGAGGTCGCCCGGCCCTGGGCCATCCGGGGCACCGGCAATCTGGGCACATCCGGCGCGAAAATCGAGGAATACGGCACCAGCAAGGAAGATTTTCACGGCTGGCTGATGTCCTTGCCCGAAGACAGTCAGCTGAAAACCAGCATCGGCCCTGTGCGGCTGCGTTTGCTCAAGGAAGGCAAGGTGAATTGGGACGACCTTTCGAACAAGCAAACCGGCCTGCCGTACACCCTGAAAGAGCTTGGTTTTGATGAACAGGGCAATCCGCTCTGAGATATTCCGGTTCTCGCATCTCTTTCCCCGGTAGCTGTCAAGCAGTGCCGGGGATTTTTTTGCGCAAAACTCAAAAAAGTGAGTGTTTAATCTGTTTTTGCCATGCAATGACGGGCATACTTGCTGAAAAAGGCGCGGAGTCTCGCGCCGCACAACAGAATGCGCGCCGGTTGGCGCAAGGAGAAGCAGATGCCCTGGAAAAGAGATGAAAACGGCTCTCTGGTCATGGACGGCGAACATCCTGTCTGGATCGGTGCTGACGGCAAAGAAGGCGGCTACGACCCGGAAGCGCGCGGCAGGCAGATTGCCGAACTCACGGCCAAGGCGGCCAAGCGCAAGGAAGAGCTCGAAGCAATCACCGCCCGTTTCGCCTCGCTGGAAGGTGTCGAAGACGTGGCGGCCTTTGCGCGCCAGGCCAAGCTTGATGCTGAAACCGTCGCATCCCTGAAGGACAAGGACCGCGAAAACGAGGATGTTGTGCGCCGCCGGATTGATGAGGCCGTAAAGGCGGCCACCGGCCCGGTCATTGCCGAACGCGACAAGCTCAAGTCCGACTATGAGAAGACCGCCGCGCAGCTGGCTATGGAAGTCATTGGCGGGAACTTCCTGCGATCGCCCTATGTCAATGAAAAGCTGGTCAATCCGGCCATGGCGAAAGAACTTTTTGCTGGGCGGTTCGCCCTGCGCGACGGCGCACTGGTCGCCAAAAATCCTGACGGCAGTGACATGTACGGCGAAAACGGAAATATCGCCGCCTTCGATGAAGCCATCAAGCGCATGGTCATGGACAGCCCGTTCCGGGACAATCTGCTGAAGCAGACGCCGGGCGGTTCCGGTGCGAGGCCCGGCGGCAGCGGGTTCAATGCTGGTCAGAATCCCTGGGGCAAGGAACATTGGAACGTGACTGAACAATGCAAAATCTACACAGAAAATCCCGCACAGGCCGAGGCCTTGGCGAAACAGGCGGGCGTGCCTCTGCGCGGGTAAAGGAAAGCTCTCATGGCTGATGCCAATACCACTCAGGTCAAAGACCTCATTGTTGCCTCGAAAATCATTGTCGGCAACATCATTCTGCGTACCCTGAACACCAACGCCTTTGTGCGCTCCGGTGTGGCGCGGGAAGACTCCATGCTGACCGGTTTCCTGAACAGCGAGAACGGCGGCAAAACTATTGAGCCGCGTATGCTGGCCCCGCTCCGGGACGATGACGCGAACATCAGTTCTGATGACCCGGCCGTGCTGTCCGTGCCGAAGAAAATCACGGGCATGAGCAACCTCGCCGTGCGCCAGAGCCTGAATCAGTCCTGGTCTGTCATGGACCTGGCCGCCGACCTTTACGGCAGCGATCCCATGGGCGCCATCTCTACCCAGATCGGCGATTACTGGAGCGCGATGCTCACGCGGCGCGTGCTGGCCTCGCTCTATGGCGTGGCTGCGGCCGATCAAGCTTCCGGCGGCCCCAAGGATATGGTCGTGGATGTCAGCGATGAGAGCGGCACGGCCGCGCTTTTCAACGCGGATGCCTACATTACCGCCAAGGGCAGCATGGGCGACCGTTCTTCGCAGCTTGGCAATATCGCCGTGCATTCTACCGTCTACCAGACCATGCAACGCCAGAACCTGATTGACACCATCCCCAACGCGCAGGCTGACATCGGCTTCGGCACATACATGGGCGCGGGCATTATCGTGGATGACGCTATGACCGTGGTTCCCCCTGTCACGGGCGACACCCCGGCTCCGGCCAAATACTATTCCTACCTGTTCGGCCCCGGCGCTATTGCGCTGGGCATGGGTTCGTCCAAAGTACCGCTGGAGTACGAGCGCAAACCCGCTTCCGGCAACGGCGGCGGTGAAGAATTGCTCTACAGCCGCGTGGAATGGATCATTCATCCGCAGGGCTTCAAGTTCGGTCTGGACCATACCCCGACCATCGCTGAATTGCAGACGGCGGCCAACTGGGAGCGGGCGTTTGAGCGCAAGCGTATTCCCTTGGCCGTGCTGATTACCCAGGGCTAGGAGGCGGATATGGCGAAAGAAAAAAGCATTACGGACGACGCGCAGCAGGCACAGGTTCCTGACGAAGGGCAGACCTTCACGCTCGACGTGCAGGTGAACGCGCCCATGCAGGAAACGGAAATCCAGCGGAATCTGCGCATTGCCGCCGCGCTCCGGCGTGAGCACAGCGTGAATGAACTGGAAGTGCTGCGCAACGAAAACAGGATGCTGAAGCAGCAGTTGCAGGCGTTGCGCACCAAACAGGCGGATGCCTGACGCTTTCCCCCTCCACAGCGGCCGGGAGCGCCCCCCCTGTTCCTGGTCGCCATTGGAAGGAGAAACAGTATGGCCCTGATTGTTGAAGACGGAACCATGCCGGAAGGCGCGAACAGCTATGCATCTGTGGAAGATGCGGACGTCTATCTTGTGCCGCGCGGCATTTCCGACTGGCCTGCCCCTGTTCAGGGCAGCGACCTGGAGCCTGATCCCAATCTCCCGGCCAAGGAAGCAGCACTTATCCGGGCCAGCGACTATCTGAACTCGCTACAATGGCTGGGCAGCCGTCAAGTCTGGGATTGGCCTATGGCTTGGCCGCGCGCGGATGTTCCCTTGCCTGGTATGCCGCATGGCGGCGAATTCGTGCCGGAAGACAGCGTGCCGCAGGCGGTCAAGCGGGCCTGCATTGAACTGGCGGCCTTGTTCATGGGCGGTGAAGACCCACTGGCCCCGGTGGAGCGCGGCGGCAGGGTAGCGTCTGAAACCGTTGGGCCGCTGTCTACAACGTATTTTGAGGACGCCGCGAGTGAAACCCTGTACCCGGCTGTTTCGGGCCTTATAGGGCCGTTGCTGGCGAAAATTCCGGGTCAGGCGCAGAGCGTCACCGGTATGGTCGAAGCCGGGAGGTCGTAGGCATGGCGTGCATTTATCATCCTGACCGGGCCAGCGTCGCCCATACCGTGGATATCCCCGTAGAGGACGGCGCGCACTGCTGGCATGTGGTGCTCTGGTCGAACCCCGACGCGCTGCAAAGGGAGATGGCCTGCCGTGTGGATGGTTGCGACAGGCGGACTGTCGGCCTGACGTGCCCAGCGCCGTATACGATCCTGCCTGACGGCACGCGCCGCCTGCCGCGCATCCTGGGTGAAATGCACTTCGCGCGCGGGACTTGGGACACGGAAGTGGTCGCACATGAGGCCATGCACGCCACAGTGAATTTCATCCTTTGCAATGGGCTGGAAAACGACATGGCGGAAACAGAACAACAGGAGCGAATCTGCTACATGCACGGGAGGCTCTTCGATGCCCTGTACCGTTTTTTGTGGAAGAACGACCCCGTCAAAAAGGTGCGGCGCTGATGAACCCGGCAGCCTTGGCCCGCAAGGCCAACAAGAAAATCAGCCAATACGGCCAGCGCATGGAGTTTGTGCGGGAAACCGAAGGCCCAACCAACCCGGAAACCATGCAGCCGGACATTGAGCAGGTCGTGACATCTTTCGTGGGCATGTGGGATAGCCCCAAGGTGCAGGAAATCGGCAATCTGGTGCAGCAGGACGACAGCGTCATCTGGTGCGCCGGTAATGCCATCCCCGCGCCGGACACCACGGACTGGATCCGGGCCGAAAACCCGAATGGCGAGAAAGAAGCCTGGGATGTGATTTATGTGGAAGCCACCAAGCCCGGCACCGTTCCCATTTTGTACAAGATTTTCGTGCGCAACGCGGGCGGGGCCACGGGCTACAGCAGGACGGCGGCGTGATGGCTGACGCGCTTACCAAAGAGCTTGACGGCATAGACCGCACGAGAAAAGCCTTCGCCGCGCGCATCAAGGAGCTGAATAACAAACGCTGCAAGGACGTGGACGACTTTCAGCGTACGCTCAACGAACTGGTGCGGCTTAAAATCCAGGGTGAGGCGTTGGGAGCCGTCAGGGGCATTGTGATTACGACTTACAAAAAAATCGTGGAGCTCACTCCAGTGGAGACGGGCAGAGCCAAGCGCTCGTGGCAGTTTTCCACCAGTGCGCCCAGTGACTATGTGCCGCCGCCGGGAAACTACAAAGGCGAGATAAACGCCATTGTGCAGAAGACAGTAGCGGAAATCCTCCAGGCAAATCCGGATATGTGGTATATCAGCAGCAATTTGGAATACATTGAGGCGCTTGAGGCAGGCTGGTCGAAGAACGCCCCTCAGGGCATGGTTGCCCTCGCTCTCCAGGAGATGAAGCACCAGATGAACTCAGCGCTGGGGAAAATCTAGCATGCTGCGCCTTGATCTGATTCTGCGGGCCTTTTCCACCCTGACCAGCGAAGCGCTGGACGCGTTGTTTCCGGCTGGTTCCGGGCAATATCAGCTTTTGCCCATGAACAGCGACAGCAATCTCGATCAGGCGAGGCTGCATATCCTCTACAGCTTCAAGCCGGGCCTTTCCACTTCTGACGAACTAGGCGGCCCACAGGCTCTTTCTACGCGCGTGGGCGTCTGGATCATCACACAAAGCCTGCCGAAGAAGATGGCGGTAGGACAAGGATTTCAGATGGCTTCAGCGCTTGAAACCGCATTCCGCCGCAAGTCTTTCCCGGCCGGGCCATGCGCCGTGCATTGTGAGGAACCCTATACCGAAGATCGCGGCACCGCGCCGGACACGGGTCGGTATCTGATACAAACCAATATCCCTTGGCATACCTTCTTTGAGGGAGCCAAGGCACAGGAGGTCTAGAATGTCGCAAGCCATGTGTTCGGATGCGCAAAAAAGCAATGTCCAGCGCGTTTTTGCCATGTTGGAAATGAAAACCGGCACGCTTGAAAAGCCGGTGCCCGGCGGTTTTATCCAGCCCGCCGAACGCGGTTCCATTTCGCAGACACCCAGTTTCACCGACAGTCCGGAACTTGCCGCCACCCTGGATGTGGTCAGCCAGAGCCGGGACGCCATGCCGCCCGGTGATTGGTCAGTGTCTATGATAGCGAGGATTACGCCGTCCGCCGGTGCCCCGCAGGGAGACGCGCTGTTCCGGGCCGCTCTCGGCATTGTGGATACCAGCGCAGCCAACAAGCGCCAGTACCGCCTTTCTACCTGTCGTCCCACGGTGTCTCTCTGGCTGCAAAATGACCAGACCGTACAATTTATGAGTGGGTGCGTGGTGGAAAGTCTGGAGTGGAACGTAGATCGCAACGGACTTACAACTTTCACTTTTTCCGGACGCGGACGCCGGGCGGGCGTGGTCGGTTTCGGTGAATTGGCCGAAGCTCCGGACACCACCACAATCAAGCTGGAAACGGGCCAGTCTTTGGCCTTCAGCGTGGGCGGTTTCATCCGCAATGTGAGCAAGAACGAGAACCAGGAGTATCAGATTACGGCTATCGACACGGCCACTGACACGCTGGTTCTGGACACCGCGCCCACGGACTGGCTGGCGGGTGAAGAAATCGGTCCCTGGCTGCCGGAGGCGGATACCATCGGCCTGGAAGTGGCAAACAACAGCGTTTCGCTGATGATTGACGGTGTAGAAGGTCGTATCCGTCCTTCCACTTTCAGCGCGTCGCTGCCCACGCAATTCCTTGAGGAAGTCGGGGACAAGTTTCCCGGCGAGGCCGTGGATAATAAGCGCAGCATCAGCATGGATATAAGCGTGTATTTCCGAAAGGCCGAAGCTGTTCGCTTTGGCCAGACACTGGAAGGTGTGACCCTGGACGTCACGCTGAAAACCGAAAACAGCAACGGCAGCATCACATTAAACATGCCCAAGGTCCGTCTCTCTTCTCCCACGGTAAGTGAGGATGACGCAGCGCTGACGCTGGACAGCACGGGCACGGCTTTGGGCATCCAGGGCGAAGACAGTTTTACCATCACCATTCAAGGAGCGTAAGCATGGCCTTCACGGTTCTGACCAGAAAATATCAGGAAAAGGTTTTCCGCATGGACCTGACGCCGGACGGGCAGGCGTACTTTCTTTGCAAGCCCCTGTCCGCCACGGCGCAGCAGGAGCTTGTGAAAAAGGTCATGGCCGAATGTGGCTATGATACCGATCTGGCCGGACTCAGAATCCTGCCCGTGGTCATGCAGACCCAGATTGTGGGTTGGGACGGTCTGATGGATCTGAACAATGAACCGCTGCCGTTCAGCCCGGACATGGTGGCCGAACTCTGCGACGTGGAAAATGCCTTCATGGACCGACAGTATGGCCGCCTGAAGCACATCGCGCGTGAAGGGCGGCTGGAAGAAGAAAAAAACTGATGGAGTGGGCCGGTTGGCAATTTGGCGACCGGCCCACATGCAATGACTGCCGTTGGATACACAAAAGGAAGCAAGATTGCGCCAACTGTACCCGACATTGGACGCTGAGTCCGCGTAACGAGGAAGCGATGCGGATATGGCACATGCTGCGGCAGCATGGCGCACCGGTGGACAACATGACGGGCGCAATCCTGCCCATCCGGCACGAAGCGCTCGTGGCTGAGATCGCGCGTCATGCCGAGCCGGAAGAACTGTTGTGGCGGCTGCGGTTCTTGGATGCGCAATTCGTTGAACTAAAAAACGCGGAGCGCCACAAAAAAGAAGAACGGAACAACAGGGCACGCGCCCAAAAGCGGTAGAGGGGCGGGGGCTTCACGCGCCCCCGCCGGAGATGCGCAGCAACGCATCCCCACGGCCCCACAAGCGGAGGGAAGCCGCTTGCAGAGTATCCGCCCTGCGTAGTTAATCGGAAATTGATAAAAAAAATCCATAGGGCGGCCGGGGCTAGCCAAGGGGCTTGCACCATGGCGACCAGCAGACAGTTTTGCCCAAAATGCGGGCTTCAATCTTTAAAATGCACCAGAACGATTTCCATTGGCCTTGATGGCCACCCTCTCGAATATTCGCGCGTCTCTTACTGGACATGCCAGAACAAAGAATGCGGCGCGCGATACATGCTGGAACGCCCGGAAGGCAAATTGCGTCCGGTGCGGAAAGCAAAGCTGGAATGACCACGGCCGGGCACCTCAAATGCCCGGCTTTTTCACGTTCAAAAAACGCTATCCATATCCCACCCATGCTTTGCCGTAACCATCCGTAGTTAGTAAGAATTCATCCATTGGCCCATCATCTTTTCAAAGCCCGGCATCCCGCCGGGAAAAACTTTGGAGGTATTGCTATGGGCATGGATGGGCTTGTCCCCACTTTTTCGGTCAATGACGGCGGCAACAACGCTAACGGCTGGGGCGATGCCATCGGCGCTTTCGCCGGGGCCCGTCTGGTGCCGCGTATTTTGTCAGGGCATGGGTAGTCCCGATGGCGAATGCTGCGGCATTTGCGGTACATTGAGCCAGACGAGCCGGGATGCGCTGGACAGGGCCTTTAGCGCTGCCGATGCCGGATAACCCGCGAGAGCTTGCGTTTCCATCGCGCGCTATCGAAGCGTTCCAGGCAGGCGTCGATGCCCTCAATAACGTGCAGCATTTCTCCGGGGGCCACCCATAGCCCCACATGGCAATCCTCGCCGCCCCGGCTGAATATCATCACGTCCAGGGGCAGATACGGGCCGCCGGTCACGTCAAGGTTCCAGGATTCCGACACGGTGCGCCTGACTGTCGCGTCCACTTCGCCGCGGGCATAGGCTTCGGAGTACGCGTCGCCCAGGTCCGGCAGTTCCAGGCCAAGTTCCTCGCGGTAGGCCAGCATACACAAGCCCCAGCAATCGCAACCGTCAAAGCCGCGCCCGTGGTCCCGGAAGGGGATGCCGATATATTTGCGCAGGTCCATATTACTCTCCGACAGTGATGTTGTTAAAATAGGCGGGCACGAAGCGTAGCCAGGGCATGGGCTCATGGGCGGCGATGTTTTGTGATATGGAGACTTCCGCCGTCTGGCTGTCCCAATTGGCCGAAGATAAGTCCATTTCGGGGTAGCAGACCTCCACGATATCAGGGCTGGAGGCCAGCACCACTTCCAGGGTGACGCGCGGATATTTGCTGTCTACCAGCGTCAGGTACGGCGTCACAATGCGGCCCACGTTGGAGAACGTCACCTTGCCAGCGGACGGGGATTCTTCGCTGGAGTCCGGCAATACGGCGTTCATAGGCGCGTAGAGATAGATTTCTCCCCGGCTTTTGGTGCAGTAGATCGGCTCGCCGGTCCTTTCGTCGTTGCGCAGCCATTCCGTGGCATCCGTGGACAGGCGGATGGGTTCGGCCCACTTGTCGTGGGTCATGGTAATCAGGCCGATTTCTCGCTCTTCGGTGGACGGCTCCAGGATGACCGAAAGTGCTTTAGGTGAGAGGGGCATCGGGCCAGTACTCCAGCGTAAAGGTTATCTGCCAGTCGAGCGTATCGCCGAACAGTTGCTCGTCGTAGATCGACGAATTTTGTCCCACCAGACGCGCCCGCACATAGCGGTTGAGAACCGGATGCGGCCAGTCGAAACAGACCGCGCCCTCCGCTATGGCTTCCGAGACAAATTCCTTGAAAACCGCCAGTTGTTCCGCATTGAGCACATAGGTCAGGGAGAGCGTCACCGGCTTCGCGTTGCCGCGTCGGCGCACCTTGGCCGGGCCGCTATCCATGTCCGAGCGGATAAGCTGGTTAGGGTATTGTGACTTATAGCCGTTCCGCTGCGGGCGTTGCGGCAGCGCAAGGGGCCAGATTGCGCCCATGGTTACCTCCTGATGGCCCGGCGTTGCAGGCCGGTTTGCTGGTACAGAGATTTGTTCAGAGTGGTGCCGGGCCGGTTGAGTTGCCGGGCCGCCGCGTCGCCGACCATCACGTCAATGGTCTTGTTGCCGTAGTTGTCCGTCCGCGTCTCCTGCGTGACTTGGGCATTGCTGTTGTTGATGATGTTGACTTTGACTTCCGGTGCGGGCGCCGCTGCCGCCTCGCGTTGCGCCTTATGGTTCAGAACGATTGCCTCCACGGTGTTCATAGACGCTTTGAGTCTGTCCAGGTCGCGTTGCGTCTGCCGCTGCTCAAAGGTGGCATATACGCCGAGATTGCCGGTACTGGTGCGCGCCAGAGGCAGGATGGCTTCTCGCCCGGCCTCGCCCATAAGCCCAGCCCCGCGCGCGAAGGGCTGCAACTGAGAGCCGTAGCTGAAGAGCGTGGGCCGCGAGACGATGGAATTGGAGTAATCCGAGATGTTGCCGCCGGAAAAGACGTTGCCCTTCGCGTTGGTTACCCATCCGGTAGTCGCTGACGCTCCACCGACAATTGTATCTCCCCATCCGCCCCCACTGAACATACCGGCAATGCCCCCCACAATGCCGCCGATGGCCTGCCGCGCTGCGATACGCGCCAAGTCGGAAATAATGCTGTTCGCCAAGTCCGCGAAGTTGAGCTTGCCGGTGGTGACGAAGTCGGCCAGGGCGTCGGAAGCGTTGTCAAAAGCGGATGTCAGGGACGTTTCCACCTGCTTGCCAAGGTTGGTGGCTTCTCCGCTCCATTTGCGCATCCCGCGCAACATGCCGGACCACGGATCGCGGGCCGCCTCCTGCCGCATAAGCTTCATCATCTCAACGACATCATTCATGGCTATGCCGTTTTGAATCCAGTTCTGGCCCTGAATCTCAATAAGCCGGTTCTGGTATTCCATAGACAGATTGAAGTCGCCGGAGTATTCGGCAAGCTGCTTGTAAAAGTCGGCGGTGACTTGGAGGTTTTTGGTGTTCCACTGCTTTTCGAGGGCGGCCTTCAGTTTTTCTGTTTTGGCTGTGACTTCGTCGGATTCCAGACCGGCGGCGGTCAGCTTTTGCCCCCATTCCTTCACCGTATCGCCGATCTCGATCTCGCGCAGGGCGGATGTGTTGCCCTGCAATTGCAGAATTTCTTTGTTGAAATCCTTCAGCGTGTTAGCTTTGAAGGCGTCCTGGTACTCGTTTCTCAGGTCGGCAATGCCCTGTGCGGACAGCCCGGCCTCCTTGCCGGTCTTTTCGATTTCCCGGAGTTTCTGATCCAGGGAAGTCACGGCCTGGACTGAGGTGCCGTTCAGGCGGTCTATCTCTTCGCGAAGTTTTTTGATGCCTTCTTGCGCGGTGGCGGTTTTTGATGCGCCGCCCGACGCTTGACCGATCTGCGCATAGCCTTTCGCAACAAGATTCAGCTCGTTGGAAAGCGCTGCTTTTTTTGCCTCATCATTGGTGGCGGCAATTTGTTTCCGCAGTTCGACTTGATACGCAATATTGTCCTTGCGCTTCTGGGCAGTGCTGGCCTCCTTGCTTGCATTTGTACCGGATATGGAGGCACGGCCCTTGGTGACAATAGTTTCTTCTTCCGAAACGTCTTTGTCTCCCCTTTTTCCCAGCCCCGATACCTTCTCGAATGCTGCGTAAAACCTTTCAAAAGACTGTGTCGCGCTATTGAGGGTGTTCGCGGCTTGATTGACACCTCCCGCAGCGTTCCCGGATGCCTGACCAATAAGACCCAGTTTTTCAGCGATAGCGGTTAGGGTTTCAATCAAACCGTCTTGGGGCTTTGCCAGTTCGTCTAACGTTTTAACAAAGGTGCTGTTCGCGTATCCGGCATCAAGGGCTTTTTTGCGCAGCTCGGCAATATTATTGCCAAAATCTTCCGCCGAGAGCTGGCCGGATTTGAGCAAGGAAATCATTCCATCAAGGGTATCAAGATATCCCTGCGGAATAATGTCTTCAGCATTCCCTGAACTTAAAATCGAAGTTGCACTGGCGGCCTTTGACGACAATTCTTCGTATTTCTTCTGAAGCTGACCAATGCGAAGTGCCCATTCATTTTCGTAATTGACCTTCGCCATTTCCAAGCGCTGTTGCTGTAAAGCACTCAGCTTGCCGGTGAGCTTGCCGGTTTCATCGGTAGCGCCCTTTACCGCAGCTTGGTAATTTTCTTCAGCCTTGGTGTGCAGTTCTGTGGCACGGGCGGCATCGTCCTGGCGTGTGGCAAAATAGCCCATGACCGCAGTCGCCGCTGTGAGCGCCAGCCCCCAGGGACCACCAAAAAGGCCCATAACGGAGGATGCCGCATTTTTCAGCCCAGCCAGCCCTTTTGTTAATATTCCTATGCCTGCGGCCTTGAATGTGCTCATATTCTGGACACGCGCCAGATTGGCTTCAGCTGCGGCAACCCTGTTGGCCGTTTCCGCTTCTGCCTCACGCGCCCGCGCAAGATTGGAGGCATTGCGCGCTGCCATCTTCTGCCATTCAGCGGTTTTGGTTGCCGCCTCATAGGCTTGCCGGGCGGCTTGCGCTTCCTGCACTTCCGCCTGTGCGGCACTCAATAGCTCTTTTTTATAGGACGCCAGAGATACAATCTGGTTTTTAAGCGCGGTTGAAAACTGAACTTGTTGTTCTGCACCTTCTTTGTCGGCAATGGTCACGCGCTTACGAGCCAGATAGAGGCCTCCCAGCGCGACAATGGCTGTTTTAGCTGCGATGGACACATCCTCAAGGAAATTGGAACTACCTGTCTCTCCAAGATACTCATTGAAGCTCTTGATGCCTTCGCCCAAGGATTTGACGGTATCCAGGAGCGCAGACCCAATGCCGGTTTCAATTTCTGTCAACAGATCAGCAATATGTTCAAAGTCAGAACTGATACCTGTGCTGCCGTTCTTGGTGCTGACAAAAAGCTCCTGCACGGTGCTGATAGTTTCTTTCAGCTTTCCGGTCAGGCCGGAAGCGACCTTGCCTGAGACAACATCCAAGGCTTCATCAAGGTTAGACATCATACCCGTGAAGGTCAGTGCCACGTCAACGCCAGCCACACGGAACGTATCAAGGCGGCGCATGATTTCATCCAGCAACTTACCCTCTTTGGCTAGTTGCTGAATATATTCACCGGCTTTAGCGCCTTTGTCGGAGAAGAGGCGCGGGGCAAGCAAGTCTTGCGCCAGATTGACGCGGCCAGTCAGAAGGGCGTCCAGCTCCGTGCGCATCTGCTGCAAGGGTATGCCCATGGTTTGCATGGCCTGGGCAGCGGCTACAGCAAAGTCCGGTATTTGCTCAAGGCGCATACCAGCTTGCAGGGCCGGGCCGATGACTGATTGTACCCTCTGGACAAGGTCTTGAGTTGTGGCGGTCGTCTCCAAGCCTAGAATCTGAATGCGCTTCATCATCTGGGCCGTGACTTCCTGTGCCGCAGCGTATTTCTCCGCGCCTTCCAGTACTTGCCCCTGAGAATTTTGGAGCGTTGCCATCGAGTTAATGATGGACGCGATGCCGATGCGGCTGGATTCTATGGAGGAGTTGAACTCGACGCCGCGCTTGGCGAAGTTCATGGCGGAATCAACAGCCTTATACGCGCCTACGAGGCCTAAAAGCTGTTTAGCCAGAGACTTGATATTTCCGGCGGCATTTTGTGCATTTTTTCCGGTGTCGGAAAGCGCCGATCCTGCGCTTTGGGCTTCACGCGGCACGACCTTCAGAACGCTGGACAGGCCATTCACGGCCTGCTGGGCGGCGGAAAGTTTTTTATTGAACTCGCTGACATCAATTCCAACGACGATTCCGGGCATAGCAACCTCTATCTTGATTGTGGTGTTTGATAGTTATATTTATTGATTTTTATACAGTATTATTGTATGATTAATTCAAAAGTAAAATTGTACAGAATATCATTAATATGAGGATAAGAGCAATGGCAAAGATAAGCACACTGTTTGAGGATTCGACCTCAAAAGAAAAGCCGTCGCTTCCCATGCGTATTTTGACGCTATGCCTGTCGCTTCCAGCAGCAGGGATATTGCTGATATGCCTGCCGTTTTTGGTGGTGTCCGCTTTTGGGTGCTGGGCGGCATGGAGCTGCATTTCTTTGATCTCCGGCAATGGTTCGCTAGGGCTTTCAGTCGCGCTGAAAAAACGCGCATGAGTTTCCCTTTGGGACCTAGCATGCCGCGGTCCATCGGCTGGATAAAGATTAAACACTCACTTTTTTGAGCTTTAGATAAAAAATCCCCGGCATTCCTTGACAGTTGCCGGGGGGAGAAGGGGGGACAGGCAAAAATAAAAGGCCGGGCGCTTATGGCGTCCGGCCTGTGAAAGAAGCCGACTGGAGTTGTGATTACTATTTAGTAAGTGACTGTCTAACCCTACGACGAAGTTCTTTTTTCTCTTCTGGACTCAGGCGTCTTTGAAGAGCTACTTTTGCTTGAAAAAGAAGTTGTTTATCTTTTTCTGGAGGGATAGAAATTTTATTGATAATCTCATCCTTATCCTGAGAGTTTAGGCTGGAAACAAACTTGCATGCAATATTATCAAGAGATATAAGTTGTTGATTATTTTTTTCATATTCTGGTGTATCTTGGTTGTCTTTATTAATTTCACATGCAAAGCTTTCAATATCATTTCTAGGCCATTCGCTATTTCTATCAACTTCCTCACACAATATTGGCGAAGATGCCTCCTGACCACTTATTTCTAGGCGATGTATCCTAACCCCAAGCATTTGGGCTGCACTTATACCTGGAACAAGATCGGCATCACCTGAGATAATGATAGCAGAAGAAATTGCTTTATTCTGAGATAGAGCGATTAAATCAGCCATTAGTAAGCCATCTACCCCCTTCTGCTGGCCAACGCTATTTCTTGTGCCATAGCGCATTTTAATATCATCAAGGCAGCATATGCTTTTATGCTGTTCAGTCGGAAGTTCATTCAAGCCAAGTCCATCATACCAATAAACACGCAACAAAGAAGATTCAGGGAAGTGTTTTTTGACTTCCCTGAGCAAGGATTCTCTCATCAGACGTGCATTTAAGGAAATCTCCTCCCGTCTCCGTCGTTCTCCATAGACGATATGGGATAGCTGCACCCAAAAATATCCTGCATCCACAAAAACAGCGACCTTTTCCATAGCTCCCCCCCAAACAAGTGAAGGGGGACTCGAATAAAATTCGAATCCCCCTTTCTAATTAAAGGTGTCTTTGGGACACCGAATTAACCATGGTTACCGAGTTCGCATTGCTCCCTCGTTGGCATTAACGTAATCGCTAACTACCAATTGGTCAATAGGATAATTTTCGAGACAGAAAAATTTCATTTTTCCAACAGGCCGGACGCCTCTCGACGCCCGGCCCTCTCTATCTCACTCCATCATGCCCGCCGCCCAGGCAACGGCCACCTTGGTGGCCTCGCCCATGAAGAGCAGGGCCAGCGCCTCTCTGGGCAGGCGGTAGGCGCGTACGGTTTTGCCGTTTTTGCCCGGCACATCCACGCGCGCCAGCAGGCGGGCGGCCAGCTCCGGCGGGAGCATGGAGCGCACCCGGTCAAGGTCGCGTACTAACTTGGAGTGCTTGCGTTGCATACCACGGGCCGCGTCGGTGGAAAGGATTGTCTGCGTATCCATGACATCCCCCTATATCTGCCCGGCGGTCACGGCGATACGGGCCGATGCCTCCAAGCTTTTCAGCGCGTAATGCAGCGACCAGCCCGCATTTTCCATGTTCCGATGAATCAGGAGGGCAAGGGAACTTGTACCACGTAGGGACGGCATGCCTTTACGGGCAGCCTGGAAAATGGCGTCCTCGTGGTTGTTGATCTGACGGATGTGCTCACGGATAGCGGCAAAGTGTCCATCAATATCGTCAGCGGGAAGGTCGGATTGGAAGGGGAGCGCCGCCGCGGCAACTGTCAAGGATTCCTTGTCGGTTGGCGGGAGGGCAGGGGTCAGGCTGTCAATCTTGCCCTGTACCCATTCCAGCGCATCAGGTATCCACTCTTCCGGCAGGTCGTCGATCCGCTCAAGCTGGAAGTGCGCCTTGACCTGCGGCCAAAGGGTTTCCTGATGTTGGCCGCTGAGCCGCGCCCACGCATTGACCAAGGAGCGCAGCGGCTTGCGGCTGGCCGTGGTCGAGGGCGTAATCTTGATGTGTGGGACTTCAGGGAGGGCGGCCCGCTCTTCGGCCGCCAGCCTGTCCAGCACATCCAGAACCCAGCGGCGAAACGCCTTGGCTACGGGCGTGCGGGCGAACATGGCGAGGAGGTGGCAGCCGCGAAGGGAGAAGATGCGGCAGCGGCCAGCGCTAAGATTGTCCAGAAGCCCGCTTTGGGCTTCTGCGGAGATTTCAATAAGTTGCGTCATATCCGGCGTAAATTCGTCGGCATTACGACGGTACACGCGAGAAACTTTTTCTTCGCTCGAATACCCCAGCGCACGGGCAAGCTCCACAGCGCGAATCCAAAGGCTGTTCTGATGTGGGACTGGAGAAAAGGTGATGTCGTTGAAGGTGAGGGAAATGTTCATGATGCCTCCGTTGGAACTTTTCAAGGTTCACAAGGCATTTCCTCCAATAGAAAATGCCGGGTGTTGAAAACAGCCAACGGAGCTGCTCCCCGCCTTTAGCCTCGCGGCCTGGACATAACGGGGACACCCGGCAACAATGGTTGCGATTCTAGCCCAAAACATCGCCAAGAAAAATCTTGACTTTTGGAAAAGGGCACAAAAAAGCGCCATGCTTTCGGGTGGCGTTGCCGCCGCTGGGTGTTTTCAAGCACCGTGAATAAATGGAAGCACTAAAAAAGATTGAAGTCAAGAAAAAACCCCGCTTCGGCAGGGCGTTGATTGAACACTGAATGTAAATTCCATCTTAAGGTACATAAAAATATATTAACTTAGTGTAACAATTCGACTTTTCCCGTAGAGCTGGCCCTTGCAACATCTTTACCGGCAACTCGAATTCTAACAGCTCTTCCCGGCTTGAGACATTGCTCAACGCCGCCCAAGCCAGAAATCATGCTATACTGTTTTTCCTTTGGCATTCCATACCAATTTGCTTTCCAAATATACCAGACAGTAATGCTTCCTGGAGTATCTTGACGCTCTGCCAAACCTCCAGAAACGAGCGCATCGATAATTTTTTGAGCTTCAGCTTTGTCGCAATTTTGAGCAAAAGAATTTCCTGAAGGCATGATGAAGATTGCCAACGCGATCAGTAAGAAAACTGTTTTTTTCATAATTCCCCTCCTGTGTCTTTGACGCCACAAAATCACCGCCGAGTCAAGAAAATTGTTGAGTGAATATCGTGTAGCTGGTAGCTTACTACCGGAGGTAAAAAATGAAAAATTTGATTATGTTCACTATGTTAGCGGTTATTGTGACTGTTT